ATTTCTTGTTGTTCTTGTTCCCATCTTTGTTTTCTTAATTTCTTAACTTCTTCTGATCTAGCCCATTCCTGTTCTTGTTGAATTTTGGCATACATCTTTAGAAACCTTGTATAAATTGCTTTGAGTTCAACAGGGGCATAGACAGTCATTTGTTCCCGAATTTGAGCATCAAGGTTTTCCATTTGGAGTTCCACCAAGGCACGTTCAATAGCCTTTTTAGAAGTGTTTTGAGTTGGGTCATATCGTTCCTTTGATTCTGCCTCCAAAGAGGCGTAGTAGTTGTTTAATTGAGCTTGTATATCAAAGAAGTTTCCAAGTTGAATGCCAACTTCATTGATGGTTTGTAATTCAACTTCTTCATAGGTCTGTTGTTTCTTTGAAGCGACTTTCGCTTTTGCCAAAGGCTTGGAGACATCTTCTGATTTGGTTGACTTGGACTTGGGCTTTCCACTAAGTAGGCTAATGAGCCACTGCCAAATTCCTTTGATGGCTTTGACATCAGCCATGACTCCTTCAACTGTTTTCTTTGCACCCTCAAGCTCCATGCGTCCCTGGTGGAGCATGTCACATCCCTTTTTAATAAAAGAAACGGCAGTTTGGGCTGCCATGAGGAGAGTAAAAGGATCAATGAATGTCCCCTATATCTGTTGCACTGTAAGAATGACTGAAGGAATAGCTGGAACTGGAGACACACTAGCACTTTGTAATAACTGACAATTTGTACTGTCTGTAGACCACATCATTTCAAAGTAATCACTAGCAGCCATACTTACCACATAGTTCCAAGCAGCAATAGTCTCTGCTTGACTACCACTAAGTGCTACCTTACCAGCAGAGTCAGCTATATTAGTGCCATTCACTCTAAGCCAAATGTAAATATAACCAACAGAAGCACTAGTCTTATGTAATTGTGCAGAAAATTGAATGTTATACACACCTGCGTTACTAATAACAATACGAGATGTTGGAGAACCTATAGACACATTGCTAGATAAAACAGTTGTATTAAACGTCATACCATAAGCTGTGTTTATAACAGCAGCATTCTGAGTAGTTGTGTCGTAGAAAGAACCATGCGCTTTAGTAGTTGTAGATGACTGAGAAACAGTCACAGCACCTGTAGCACCAGACACAGAAATACCCGTGCCAGCAATGATACTAGTAACACCAGAGTTGTTAATAGTAATAGCTGTAGAGCCGTTGTAAGTTGTTCCAGAACTATACGAGATACCTGTACCAGATGTTAAAGAGTTAATAACAGATCCAGCACTACCACTTGTATTTTGATTGAGAGTGGGAATGTCAGCGGCAACAACAGCTCTAAACGTAGGAACACCAGCAGAACCGTTAGGTGCTGCTAAAACAAAGTTGGCAGTCTTAGAAGCATAGGGATTCTGAGTATCCCCATAAGCAGCTGCTAATGAAATAGCAGGAGTAGTACCACCACTAGACGCTACTGGGGAAGTTCCTGTAACTGACGTAACAATACCAGTACTAGCTGTCCAACTAGGAACACCAGCAGCAGTCATTTGCAATAAAGACGTAGATGCAGGAGGAGGCAACCTAGTTAAATTGTTAGTAGCATTGCTATAGATTATGTCCCCTGTGTTGTAAGCAGTTAGTCCAGTGCCACCAAACTCAGGCTCAATAGGAACATCTAGCGTAGAAGCAGTACCAAAAACCCTATCACTAAGTTGTTGAAGCCAATCTCTCCAAGCAAAGTTTTCTCCAATAGGATTTGGTGGGATCGGGGTTTGAACAGCCATTATCTACCTGCTTCCTTTTCTCTTTCACGATAGCGTTTAGCTTTTTCTTTACGTAGTTCTTGACGTTCTTTTCTAGCAGCTTTTCTTTGTTCTGGTGTTCCACCATAAACAGGGAATCCTAATGTTCCTAATAACGCTCTCTTAGCACCTTCTCCTTCAGGAGCATCAAGAGCAGCTTGTGCTTGGAATGGTAGTGCTTGGCTAAGAATAGCTTTTCCTCTAGCATAAGAAGCATCAGCAGTTTCATTACCAGTTACGATTGCAGGATCAAGTTTTGGTGCTGTTGGAGAAGCATACTCAACACCACCTGTTGTAATAATAACGGCTTTAGGTATAAATCCAAGTTTATTAGAAAGTGTTTTAAGTGGATCTGCAAGCCAATGGTATGGTTCCATAGCATGTTTCATAGCCTGCATAGACGTGCCATCTGGATACTCAACACGAGTTGGATCTTTGTTTTCCCATACAGGACGATCAGCAGTAATCATGTTAATGCCGTTAATTAGTGTGAGATAAGTCAATGCAGTTTTAAACTGATACAACCTAGCATAATCTTGCTTAGTTCTAGGAACCATCATTCCCTTGATTCCCTCTATAGGTTGCCACTTAGTTGGATTCAACTGTTTTGGAAGAGCAGAAGTAAATGCTCTAACAGTAGATAGAGTCCAATCAGGAGCAAATAGAAGAACTTGCAAAGCTCTACGACCTTCAGGGCTGTAAGCAGCCATAGCCATACGTTTACCAAGCTCTGTCTGAGCACTAGTAGCAGCATCAAACCAATTCAAACCACCAAAGCTATCATTAACAAACCTAGCAATCTCTTTACGAGCAGCAGATTCATCAAAAGGTCTACCTAATTCTGTAGCTTGTCTACGTGCTTTTTCTAGATAAGCGTTAGCTACCATGAGCTTGCCACCAGTGTGCAAGTAGTTCCATGTGTACTGATCAAAGTATCCCAGGGTATATTTTTCTACAGTGCTAAGTGATTTTTCTAATATGTGGGTCTTAGGACCAAATTTACCAATCAATTGATCACTAAATTTACCTATAGAAGTTAGTATTCCTCTGTATATATCCTCTTTCATTTCAAGAATAAGTCCATCTTCTCTAATCCATTTGTCTGTATCGTCACCAAGTTTGCCATTCTTAAACTGTTCAACAGCTTTAGAGATAGCAGATAACTGGATGTCTTTGCCAGTAACAGCTTTAACACCTTTCTCCACTAATGGAAGAACAATAGCCTCTTTGAGAGGCGTATAGATAGGTATCTGAGTACTAGACAAAACTTCCATCAGAGACTTAGCATGGAAGAATGATCCAATAACGTTCAAACGTTTAATTGCACCAGACAACTGTCCAAGAGCATTCATTATTTGCCCAGGACCAGCATCAAACACAAACTTCAAAGCTGGTTTTAGATCTGGATGAACAGCATAGCCAGCAAATTGAGGACTATCCATCATTGACCAACCAGGAGGAGGAGGATTGTCTCTATCAACCTCTTTGATTAAAGTCTCACCCTCAACATTACGTATTTGCTTTAAATTTTCTACTAAGTTTTTATTTTCAATAGCCTTTTCCATAGACAAGGCATACTCTTTGTAAATCTCAGCAATGTCTTTTGTTTTGATGTTGAGTCGCCACTCTGATTTACCAGCAGCAGCTATACGAGCGTTAGCTTCGTCTATAAAGACTTGTAAGTCTGCAAAGGTTTTAAACTTACGTTCTTTAGCAAACTTAGATGTGGTATCCATACCACGCATAGTAGGATCACGCTTAGATGTTCCTAATAACTTGTTTATAAACTCTTCACGAAGACCTTTTGGAGCACCAGTCCAGTCAAGGATGTGGGTTACGTAGTCTTCTAACAGACCCTTGACAACACCTTGCTTTACAGCACGGTCACCAATATCTTTTACTAAAGCTTCGTACCGTTTAGCAACAACAACTTCTTCTGGTGTAAGACCAGTTAAATCACCCTTGTCAATAGCTTCAGCAACAGCTTCTCTACGAACAGGATCAGGAATGTCTTTGATGATTTCTTCTCTGTGGCTTTGGATAATGCGTTCATTAGCATCCTTAGCCCTAAGATTTGCACCTACAAACTTCTCTGTTTCTTTAATTGGTTCTGACCAAGTTTTTTCATAGTTTCTGTATTCTTCATAAAACTTGATAGCTTCTGCTTCACCACGAGTAGCGTAAATTTCTTTAGCAATGTCAAACATCTCTTGTTCATCTTTGACATTACGAGGATCTGTTGTAGTGCGATCTACTTTTTGTTCAAGAGGAACAGTTTCAGAAGTAGTATTTAAACTATCTTTAATACTTTTAAAAGTAGGAACTGTTTCTTTGGGAACAACTTTTGAAGGTGTTAAGTTATCAACAACTAATTTTGGTTTAAGTGCTTTATTAGTTTCTGAGATTAATTGACCTAATGAATTAGATTTATACGTGTCTATCAACTCCTCTTGCTGCTTAAGAATTTTTCTTGCTTGTTCTTGAAGCATTTCTTGATTTTTTGCGCCAATTTGATACTCTCCTCGTGGCTTGTATCCCATTTGCATAATTGTTGCTGTATGCAAATCTCCAAGTCTTTTAAATTTTTCTGCGCCAGTAAGATCAAATCCATAGATTGAATCTTTTAATGCCTTTCCATCCAAGACATCTTGCATACTGCCAGTTTCTTTAACACCTAACTGGCCTTTATCAGCAAGTTGTTTTAAAGCTGTTTGATTAATTTGATTCTCATACTGAGCTTTAGTTTGACCTTCTGCTTGAGGAGTTACAGCATGTTCAGCTTCGTGAGCAACAATAAAGTCTACATAGTCTTGGAATGTTGGGAAAGCATCTTTAGCAATAGGATAGACACCTTCTACCTTTGGTTTAGTCCAAGGCTTCTCTCCATACTGTTCGTATAAAGTTGGTGTGTCTATGGTTATAGTCTTAGTTTCTTTATTGAAACCAGCTCCAATAGGTCTACCATCTGGACGAGATCTACCAGTAGTTCCTTCTTTAATAGGAACTCCATTGGCTTCTGTTGGTACATCAGCAAGCTTAAAGCGCTCATCACCAGCTATACGTAAGTCATCACTTCGTAGACCATCCTTAACAGATGACAAAGCTTGTCCTTCTGGTATCTGACCAGCACTCTTAGCTCTGTTCCAAGCTTCTTTACGATTTAAAAATGTGCCAGCCTCATCTACAAATCCTTGTTCAAAGGTATCTTTAGTTTCAGCCTTACGTGCTTCGGGACTCTTAGGACCAAGTAGTTCTATTTCACCAGTATCTTTGTTCCTAAGAGCAGATTGAACCAAAGGTATCTTTGCATCAGCAGCAGCTTTGTCTTTAGCAACTTCTTCAGAAACCTTCTTAACAAATCCAGCTCTTTGTTCTGGTGTTACAACCTCTTCTTTTAGAGGAATTGTTTGTTCATCAAGTGGTTTAGTAAAGTCTGGTGTTTTAGGTGTAGATACAGGAGGTGTTTGTCCTAAAGCAGAGTACCCACGAGCAGTTGGTTTAGTAAAAGCACCAGACACAACATCAGCTGCCATAGACTTAGGATCAAAAATATCTTGACCTTGAGTAGCACGAGTACCAATACCTATACCAGTCATTAAACCAGCACCTAAAGCACCTTCTGCAACACTACTGGGCAATCCTGGACGCATCCAAGGATTAAAACCACCACCTACTAGTTGAGTACCAAAGACTAATCCTGGACGTTCTTCTTCTTGCTTACGTTTAAGACCCATGATGTCTGTCCCAAACATTTTGTCAACTTGTTCTTCTAGAGAATTAATACCCATAGCAGTAGCAATACTACCAATAAGACCAGTAGCAACCATAGCAGCAGGTTTAACAATTGCTAACTTACCAGGAAGAGCAGGAATCCTAGACCCAACTGCACCAGCTAATTTAATACCACCGTATGCAGCAGCAGCTGCTTCTGGATAACGAGTAGCAATAGTACCTAAAACAGATGTTTCGTTTTCTTTAGGTGGTGGCACATTGAGTCTTGGTGCAGTAGGTACTTCCGCAGATGTAGCAGGAGCAGATACTGGTTTAGAAATTAAATCATCAAAAGAAATATCAGCCCCTTTAGCAGGAGCTGAAGTTTGTTTAGATGGCATCAAATCATCAAAAGAAATGTTAGTAGCCATATATTATTTCTTCTGTTTTTTTACATATTCAACGTATTCTGGATTCAAGTCTTTTGTAGTTATATCGTATCCAGCATCTCTCATTCTTTTTGTTACTGCTTCTAGATCAGCACCTTTAGCAATAGCATCATTAGCTTTGTTAAGAACATCCGAATTAGGAAAACCTAAACCTGTTCTAGCGGGTGATCCATCGCTTTTTAACTCAAGCGGTCTAAATGTAGGTGGTAGTTTGTTACTAGTAACATCAGGTTTAGCTGGTGTTGGTGTAGGTGTTGGAGTACCAGCTGGCTTTTCTTTAGGTGGTTCTATTTGTAGAGTTGATAGTTGTGTATCAATCTTCTTCAGCATATTACTTCTTATTGATCCAGCTTCTGTAGGTAAAGATTCAACAAGTGCTCTTTCTTCAAGGAGTTGTCCTTGAATAAACTTGTCTCGTTTAATTGTTGCTTGTTGCCATTTATTAAATGAGTCTTTGCTATAAAACTCTGTGTTTGAACCCTCTGGTTTGTAAGGACCCATACCTAAAAAACTAAAACCAAAGGTAGTGTCTTTTGTAGTAGCAGTTAATGCTTTATCAACTTCTTCGTCAAGACGTTGGCGTTCTTTACTAGTAGCAGAATCACGTTGAACTTTCTCAAGCTGCGTGTTAACAGTACCCCAAATTCGTACAAGCTTGTCATCACCTAAAGTTTTTGCTCTTTCACTAGCAGCTAATCTAAGTCGTGTTTTTTCTACATCAGCAGTAGCACGTATCTGTGCCATTTGAATGCCAGCTAATATCTTTTGTTCTTGTAGTTTTGAGTTAGCAGTTTCAAATAGATTCTGAACAACAGCTTTCTTTTCTTTAGGAGAGAAGTTATTCCAGTTTGCTGGTCCTACTCTATTAATCACAAGATTTCTAGTTGCTTCTGGAAGACTGTTAAATCTTTCGTTAACCTGAGCTTCAGGAATAGTCTCTAGAACACTAGAAGCATCAGCTATTGACTGACGTTCAATGTCTGCTTTTTTAGATTGATTGAGAAGATCCCTAGCAGTAATCTTTTCAGAGACTTCTATTAGTTTAGCCATGTCTTCTGGCTTACCTGCTTCACCTACTAATGAAGCCATCTTAAGAACTCGTTCAGAAGGACTAGCATTAGTGTAGTCATCTCCTTTTACAAGGGTTTCCATTTTATTTCTAATGTCAGCATCAGTTTTGATACCTGTACTAGAAACAATATTAGATAACCTAGTCTTCTCTAAGTTTTGTTCTTGTTGTTGCAAGGTATTAGCTTGCTCTTGCATAACATTAGTTTGCATCTGTTGCACATCAGGTGCAGCAGCCATGTTTCGTTGTAGTTGTAGAGCGGCATTACTACCAGCTGCTACGTCACTCATTAGGAATGCCATATTTAATCCTTAATCAGCAATACTGCCTGTACCTGACAAGAGACTACCAACACCATAGCCATATTGAGAAGTAGGACTAGCGAAAGAACTGTAGATAGAGCTTGGGTTGTATGGAACATTGCCCATAGTGTTAGTACTAGAGCCTGGATATAGACCAGCTATACCTTGACCTAAACCACCAAGACCTTGAGAGAAGGCTGCTTGATTAGCCGTGTTTTGACTTATTCCTAGACCACCAGCTGTAGCAGGATTAACAGTAGCACCAGAGCCTTGAGCAAGACGGTTTAGGTAATCAGTCATAAAACCGTAGTAGCCTCTTTGACCAATGTCTTGTAGAGCAGCAGATTCTCTTCCAGAATACAGTAGACCAGAAGCAGCAGCACTGCGCTTAGAAGCCTCCATAGCAGGGTTTAACACACCACTTGTGTATTGGCTATACCCAGGCATCCTAGTTACATCTATCTCTGTTCCAGGCTGTAGAGCACCGCTATACATCTGACCTAAGTTAGCTCTATATGGTGCAAAAGGATCAGCCATCTGCTGAGCTTCAGAACCAGACATAGATCCTGGACCACCTAGAAGACTAGATATACCCCCTCCAGTGAGAGAGTTAACACTTGAAGCTATGTTCAAAGCAGAACTAAAATCCGATAAATTCATACCACCCCCAGCATTATTTAAAACATTACCTACACCCCCAGATGTAGTACCCCCACCAGCACCAGTACCTGCCATATCACCTAGTGCTGTACCAGTTCCAATTGCGTTACTAGTAACACCACTGTTAGCAAGCCCCGCAAGTTGAGATGCTTCAACAGAACCAGCAGCTGCAACAGCAGCCTGTGCTGGAGTAAGAGCTGAACTAGCAAGATAAGCACTATCAGCAGCAACTGCTGCATTTGCACTAGATAGTGCAGCTCCTTCAGCACCTGTTGGAATGCCCTGACTAGCTAAATAAATAGCAGCTGCAACCTTAACTTCTGGTGGTATAGCATCGTCAACTTCTGCCAAAGCATCTGAGACATTACCAACTGTGTCGGTAATACCACCTTCAATTTGTCCAAGTATCCCGCTACTACCGCCAATGAAACCTGCGGTTTCTTCAAACGATTGTGAAAGACCCTGCCCAACGTTATCTATGGCATCGCCTAGAGCACCAGTTACATCACTTACAGCGCCACCCATATCATTCCTTTATGTACTATGCTTTTGAAACATAGATGAAAGCCTTTGAACCGTCTAATAGAACTATCTGACATTTCTCTAGCCAACCAAATGATCTGGCAAATCTTGCAAGTTTAATGTCATCCTCTCTAACTAAAGCAGCTATAGGCTTGCCAATTAAACTCTGTATAAGAACAAAGTCCTTTTGACAATCCTTCTTAACTCTAGCTGACCATCTTTTGATGTCAACATGAATCCACAAGAGATTGTCAAAAAGCTCTAAGTACACTATGTAATCCTTTCGGATACACACAGGTACTTTTCCCTTTATTTTATCGTCTATAGCGTCCACCACCAACTGATTGTTCTTGATCTAGTTCACCTATCCTAAAGTCTATCTCAGCTGTGTCTAGACGCAAAGGGACATTGCTAGTACACAAGAACTCCCAAGCTCTACGTCTATCAGCACCACTAAGGTATACCTGTGATCTAGAAGCACTGAGATCTATAGACCTATAGGTAGACCAAGTTTGATAGTCATCACCACTGTGACGTACTTGCATAGTTCCAGCTACCTTGTCACCAACAATCTCTAGTCTTCCATAGAATTTACGCTTAGTAATACCGTTATCTATGATGTCTGTTACTGTTCTGCTATAGATGGCTTGACCGTTATCTTGGTAGGTAGTGGTACTGAGGTAGTAGATAGTGGCTGTGTCATCGTCTAAGACAAACGCAATATCATTTAACTCAGCAAAGAATACAGCTCTAAAGTAGGATTCTTGGAAAGTACCTGGATTAGGTTGGTCACTAGACTGGATGGAATATTGAGTCCATGTATACCACATCTTCTCATTTATATCGTAAACTAAAGTTTTACTAGTGTTGTGTAGAAATAGAACATATAGTGTATGTCCTGAGACTGTATAGCAGTAAGCAGTTACTGTGCTTAGACTATCAGCTTCTATATGTTTATCTATGCTATTAGTAGAAATCTTAACAGCTGACACACCATCCATCAGATAGACAGCACGACCATTGGTCTTACTAGTTCCAATCCACAACACAGTGTTATTAGTAGCAACGATGCTATCACCAGTAGCACAACCAATCTCAGATGTATAACTCTGGGCTACAGCTAAGGGAGAACCCGTAGCATTAGCAGCATCATAGAAGAACTGAATACTAGTAGAACCAAAAGCTACTAAGTAGTTCAAATGCTTAGCAATACCAACAAGTGTGTCTGTAGTCTGCTCAAAACTAACATAGTCAAGAGCAGTCCAAGTAGTTGGATCACCAATGTTGCAGTTATAGATACGATTGTTAGTAGTACCAATAAATATGTAGTTGTTTAGAGATACAGTTCCAGAAACATACGGACTTGCTGGCAAAGAGGTCATTGTTACAAATGAGCCTGCTTGATTTAACAAGTAACCAGTAGTCTTGTTGTGAAAGAACAGATACGTATCTAGGAATGTCTTAACAAAATAACTTTGGTTAGTAGTACTAGAAGTAGAACCAAGATTAGTTACAGCATAACTAGATGCAGGGTTAATGCTATACACAATGTTATTAATAACAGCAATGAGCTTGCTATTAAAAGAAGCTAGTCCTTGACTAGGTGTGTGAGCAGGAGGTGTTATAGACACCACTTGTTTAGCTAAGACTAAACCAGGTCTTTTAACAAACTCTCTCTTCTGATCCCTAGTCTCAAAGAAACAGTTAGCAGAATAGGAGTCCTTAGCAAAGGATCCGCTTCTACTTTCTATAGGTTGAGTAAGTGGTATACGTTCTGTAGCCATGCTTACATACCATAAGAGTTAACAGATGTAGATCTAAAGTCAGGACTAAAGAATGTACTACCAGGCTCCACATCCCAATCAACCATCTTGTCTTTGTAATTTAAAGCACGAAGAGCAATCTCTTGTCTGGTATTCATAGGAACACCATACTCAAGAGACAACTGGTCTGCTAAGTTCCACACCAAACAGTTCATCCATTCATTAGGGAAGTCTGGAAGTTCACTAGATGTAGTTATGTCATTGATAGGCATCTGAGCTATCAGATGTAGCTCTAGATTGCTTTGTGTAGTAGCGTCAGGGGTTAGGTATACATAAAGAATACCATTGAGCCTACGAGCATCATAGAAGACACTGTTGGGTGTACCAGTAGAGAACTTAGATCCTAGAACAGTGTATTCTTGCCTAGATATAACAATCACTGGTGTGTCTATGTCTGGAGTAGACGCTGTATTACGATAGAACCCTTGAATAACTTTCAAAGGTTTGTCTGTAATAGCTGTGCTAGGAGCTAGGGAGTCATACATCAAGGTAGATGTAGCACCACCTAAGACATAACTAGTCTGTGCAGAAGTAAGGGGAATGATAAGTTCTGATACTTTCCAAAGCTTTAGACCATCTGTATTGAATTGTTTGATAAGCAAGTTCAAAGATATGGCAGCATTAGACACAGTGTTAGCGTCAGGTGTATCCCCAATCTCAAGCACTCCTAGTTTCCTAAGAGCTAGGGATATGATCTGATCACGAGTAATGCTGTAGTTAGAAGCCATTTTTAAGCCTCTCTAGGCCAGTTTTGAGTAGTGACAACAGCAATAAAAGCAGATACATCAGCAGCACTTTCTATAGCTGTTACAAGCCTTGTACATTCAGTTATAACAGCTACTCTATAAGTAGTAGTGTTACTAGGAACATCTATGTTTCTCTCTGCCTTACGAATGACCATCCAATCGGTCTGAGCCAATAACTTGTTAGCCGTGTCTTTGACTTGTGCAGTCCAGTTTGACTTCAGTCCCTTGGTGACCAAGCGTTCTGTGGAGTCAACCATTGCTGGCTTGCCATCCACTACGCCAAGAACCTTGACATACATGGGGTTGCCGTCTGTGTCTGACTCTTCCCTGTCATTCAAGAGTTTAGGGCTGTCTACGCCCCAAAAGAATCTGTCATCGTAGGTTGTGGTTACATCTGCCACCTCTGTGATGCCGACTGCTTGTTTCTCAGCAAGGCTTGTTAGGCGTAGCCAGTTGGCAGGGTATGAAGTTCCATCAATGGTGAATGGTGTATCGAGTGGGATTGTTGTGTCGTTGTGTTTAAACATATTGTTCCTTATCGGGCGAGAGCGTTGCGGAAAGGCGATTCGGCAAATGCCATGTAAATATAAGTTGCCGCCACGTTTGGATTGTTTGAGGCTCTAAGTTTAAAACCATTGCTCAAAAAGTCTATTCCACCTTGGGAAATTTCTGCGGCAGAAGAATTTGATACTAATGCGGCTGTTGACACGTTGATTGGGCTTCTAGTTGAGTCATACATATACCAATCACCGCCAGCCGAAGTATATTTCATCAATACAAATCTTGGTCTAAATCCAAGGTAAACAAAAGTCCCATCAGCAGAAGCATTACCCGTGTACGAACCAAAGGCTGAATACCCTGCTACTGCGGCAAAGCAGTAGGCTACATAGGTTGAACCAGACGCATTTACATTGTTTACATTACTTGTTCCGTTAACAAACCCAAATGTTGTTGAACTAGTTAAATTACCAAGACCACCTCCGCCAGCAAGTGACCCGTTATAAGTTCCATCGGTTGTATCAAGTGTCAACATCAAATTGCTAGCAAGTGAAGTATGTTTTACAAACCAACTAACAGTTCCACTTCTTGTTTTGTTTATTATCATTGACGGCACAACACCCAATCCATGACCTACTGTTGCAGATGAACTTCCGTTACCCGTATAAGTCACCACGCTAAAGCCTTGCGTAGCACCCACGCTTACAGTTGATGTGATAGAGCCGTTAGTGTTGGATGCGGATGTTGTTCCCGCTTTCCATTGCCAGCCGACAAAGGTAGAGCCACTATTGTTGGTGCTTACATCACCCGCTTGGTATACGGCTGTAAAGCCACCAGAACCAAAGGTAGACATTGTGCCTGAATTAGATTCCGCATTTGTAGCGTTACTATACAAAACAATATTTGCGCCACGAACAGAATCAAACAATTCATTTCCAGCCGCACCACTTCGCATCTTTATCCAAACCCAATCAGGCTGAAAACTTACGCCATTGACAGCATTGCTTACTGCTAATGTTCCACCATTACCCGTGTAAGTCGTAGCCGCCATATAAGCCGCACCATTAGTGATGGTTGATGCGGGTAGGTTAAATGTGTTTAGAGCAACAAAGCCAGTTGGGGGTGTGTAGGAGAATGGACGTTGACCGAAGTTAATGGCGGCACTCTGTGAAGAATCTTGAAAACATCCTACGCCACCATGCAGAGTCTTAGTGCCTCCTGTGTAGGTAGTAATAGCCCCAGTTCTACTTGCCCCACTTGTAGGAACACCACTATTTATCCAAGTATTTGCGTTAGCAAAATATACTGCTCCATTATCACAATCAACTGCAACTCCAATTACCACGTTAGCCGTGTTCCATGTAGTAGTTGTAATACTTACTGTGCCGTAAGTATCTCCAGTTGACCTATATCCTGCAAATATAGAGCCTGATACATTTAAAGCACTTGTGTCCACTACATCTTCAACGAGTGCGTATGAAAAATTAGACCCAACACCAACTGCGGTAACTTCAAAATACCACTTTCCCGTAGTCATTCCAATAGTGGAGTAACTAGCCCCCACATTCGAACTATTTAAACCTGCTATTTTTAATGACCCATCGGACAATGTTCCAGATGACCCAACTGCCAATGGATTTAAAGTTGCATAGTTAGCCGCAGTCGCACTTGTCAGCGTAGGCACATCTTGCATGGAATCATAAGTAACACCAGCAGTCACGCTAATGTTGTTAGGTGTCCAGTTGTTGCCGTTGCCAGAGTAGTCCTTGCCGATAGTGGCGGCAGTAGAGGCAGAGTTATCGCTAAAGTTCAGTTCAAAGCCATTTGTGCCGTAAGTACCAGAATATGCTTTTGGTTTCCATACGCCAGTAATTGAATCTGTTTCACCAAATGAAGATGGAGTTAGGGCTTGTCCGTCAATGAAGTTGATTTCGGTTAGGTAGCCGTCAAGGTACTGAATAGTTCCCGCCTGATAACGACCGATTGAATGCGCCCAAGTATTATTAACAGGTAAATCTGTATTTTGGGCGGGTACTGCATAGGAAGAAAAAGTTTGAGCAATTCCATTGACATACACTTTTAATCGGTCGGTACTTGTAGCCTGTGTCATATCAACAGAAACAACAATATGATACCAAGCAGAAGGGTCACGAAAAACTGCATTGGTAATAGACTCAGACCATGCGCTACCAGTTGGGTTAAACCCAATCTGTAAAGTATCAGAAGATGTAAGTTGCCAGTCTGTCCTTGGGTTTGATGTACCACTTTCAGCCGCAGTAAAAAAACTTTGTACTGACGTTAAAGCACCCCGCTTAATCCACGAACTCCAAGTAAATGTTTTTCGATTACTTGCACTAGCAGGTGTACGATTGAAATAACCACTAGCACTAGAACGCAACCGCACACTACGGGCTATGTTGTAGCCACCGCTAGGTCTTGTCAGCAAAGAATCTTTTGATGCAAACATTATGCAAACGCCTGTGCATATGTACCAAACCAAGATGTGCCGTTAGCCACAAAGGTCAGTATGTCTACTCCCGTAGTTGCAGTTGTAGTAAGCGTTGGTGCTACACCACTAGCAAACTTCACACTTGTGAACACCGCAGTCCTAGAGCCTGTGCCGTCCTGAGTTGCTATCAGAATGAATGACTTACCAGCAGTAGCAGTCGGCATGGTGAATGTGCAGTTACCTGTCATCGTCACAGTTTGCACAGTTCCATTGGTCAACGACAAGGTTTGTGATGTGCCTGAGTTACCAATAGCCACCACAGTTTCAACATAGTCGGTTACTGTTGGATTAGTCAGGGTTTTGTTGGTAAAGGTTTCACTACCAGCAAGGGTTGCCAATGTTCCCGTAGTAGGTAAAGTTACATTGGTTGCACCCGTTAAAGTTCTTGTGTAAGCAAAATTGCCAGAACCAGTAACAGTCATTGCTGCATTATTTGCTACACCACTTCCACCATTAGCTGCACCTAGTATTCCAGTAACACCAGTAGTTAATGGAAGTCCTGTTGCATTAGTTAGGGTTATAGAAGTAGGAGTGCCATAAACATTAGCAGCAGTAAAGGTGTTAGCCTCATCTAGTTTAGGTAAATTGTTAAGACTAGCAGCAACTAAACGAAGTTCTACTTTGTCTCCAGTAATCCAAGAGGCAGCACTAGTATTGTCTTGTGCTCTAACAATAGTAAACGTATCAGTAGATCTAGCAGTTACTTTAATAATCTCAACAGTACCTGCTGTGTTAGCAAGAGTACAGAAAAAATAATCTCCAGACAATGTGGGAAACAATGCTCCCTGTCCTGTGGCTACTGTAAGACTAGTGACCGAAGCATTAATGCCTGACGCTAAAGTAGACGTAGCATTGTTGGTAAATTTCATAACCATAAGGTTCTCCTATTAACTAACAGTGATAGTCCAGTTGATTGCTAGTGTATCAAGAGCACCTTTATTAACAGCACTAAACACTACTCGTGATAACAGAGTTCCACCAGATGTAGAGTTATTAAAAATACCTGCTTCAGTTACAGCACCAGTACCTGTACCAGCACCATACGTATTAGACAAGCTAACTACGTTTGCTGATACGCTAGAGGTTGTAAATGCAGCACGAGCAGTTTCAGTTCCTAGGGTAGTGTCAGCAATAGCAGCAGGTGTAGTACCAGTACCAATAGCCATACCTACAAAAGGAGATGTACTGTTATTAATAACAGCAGAAGCTAAGAAGTTTTTACCTGCTGTAACAACTAGGTTTTTCTTTTCTAAGACTACTTTGTTGTTTAATAGGATTTCTACTTCACCTACTAAGTTAATTGTGTCTTTCATTTTTAATCCAATCTTAAGGAGTTAAGTGCAGCACCGTTGAGTGCAGTGGGTGAAACAAGGAGTCTACTAACTGATTCTGTGATGCTAACAGTTTCTGCTATGTTGTTACCAACTGAAAATGCAGTTGATTCAGAAATAGACAGACTTTCTGCTATTGCTTTTGTTACAGCTAATTGTAAACTTTCTGAAATAGAAGAGGAATCACTAAGTTGTTTAGTAGCTGTGTTAGTTATTGACTCACTAACTGTAATTGCGTCAGATAGAGTTCTACCTAACGTAACTAAAACAGTCTCTGTAATTGTAATGATCTCTTCATTTGTATAGGTTGTTGTAGCGTTTAGTGCTATAGCATTGATAACAGCTCCATTAAGAGCACTTTGGGAATCAAAGCTAGAAGTACCAAGTGTTTTAACAACAGCTTTTACAAGAACTTCAGTTACATCAATAGTCTCATTAGGCTGTTGAGTGTAGTTAATAGGAACAAAATAGTCTGATGATTCTGGTCTAGTAAAAGGAGGAGCTTGTATGTCAGCTACTCCATGTACAAAGTCTTGTGGTTGTCTGATCTCCCAGTCACCACTACAAACCATCAAACCATCCCAGCGAAGTTGTAGTTCATTGTTTTTAAAGACACGACCACAAGAATCACAGACAACTTTCCAACCACCATTGTCCCAGCTGGGTTTGTAAGACACAGTTATACCCTATCAGATTTATTGTCTAGCTTGTCAAAGATCTTTTCAATCATCTTTTTAAGTTCTCGAATGTCTTCCCGATAGTCATCTTTAGCAATGTACTCTTTAGGAAGATCTTCTCTTAACTTAGCAAGATCAGTCTTAAGTTCTTTAACAGCAGACCACAATTCTCTAGCAAACCAACCTGTAACACTGGATGCTAAACCTAAGCCTATGTTAAACAAAGTTTGTAAATCCATTACAGATTTGCACCTTGTTTGACAAGTCTTAAGATGACAAGAAATGTCTGTGTACCAGATGTATAACCTGTAGTCAGAATGTTGATAGTCCCTGTTTTACCAGTTCCTGCATTGTTAGTTAGTCCACCTAACTCTCTTAGAAAAGAGAGTCCAGATCCAACTAGAGGAACAGCTACAACATCAGTTGTAGCATCCCACAATAGTTGTACTCCTAGTTGAGAACCAATAACATATTCAATGTGATCTATTCTTACTTGCTCTGGAGTTGGACCAATACCACCTTGGTTGATACTGGACATTGCAAGAGCAGCAGTAGAAGCTAGGTTACCTGTGTCTAGTATTCCTACCAGTTTTACAGATACGTTGCGTGGTCCTTCTTCAAGGATTTGAGTTGTAAATGCATTAGCCATGTGACTCTCCTAATTAATAGGCACGAGTTTGGGCAGATAACATAAAGTCAACAATCATATCCGCAGTAGTAGGTGCAGTAGCAGCAGCTTTACAACCAAAACCTGCACCCATGTTTGTAGCATTGGGGAATGTAGCAGCTGTAGTACCAGTAGAAATGCCTACATCAACAGAACAAACTTTTGCATCATTTACAAAAACATCAATGTTGCCTCTACCATCGTAGTACCAACCAAGTTTAATAAAAGTACCACTAACAAGAGTAGCAACAGTTGTAGTAGCAGTTGAGTAAGCAGTAGCAGCTAATGAAGCACTACCTTTACGGACAACAAAAGTAATTGCTGAAGAACCAGCAGCTTTGTTAAAGTAAATACCATCAGTAGGAGTAAGAGCAGCAATAGAAGAAGCTATACCAACTAATAGTTGATCGTTAGCAGCAGTAGTAGCTTTAAATGCAGTGTAGAACCAAGCTACTTGAGTAGGAGGAGCAGTAGCAGTAATTGTGTTGGTGGCAATGTTGAAATTAAGTGGATTATTTTGAATAGCACCAATGTCAGCAGTAATACTAGAAGCACCACCAACTGTAGAAATTATTCCACCATTACCAGTAACAAGACCAATAGTTTGGTGAGTTGTAGTGTTAGTTACAGTCCAGTCAGCAGCAACATACTGAAAAAAATCTTCAAAATCTAAAGAGATGTCTGTAGGATCTGGAAGGGGAAATTGACCTAGTGTAGAACCAATTGCTTGTGTTGATACACCAGCGGGGAAACGGGTAGGAGAAGCCATGATAAATATTCCTTTGACGTTGTTTAAAACAACGCTCTATTTCTAGAGCGTCATTGGAGATTAAATTTTACTTTACATTTTCTTTTTAGACATAGATGCTTTTGGAGCCATCTTCTTAGCAGCCATCATTTTTGATCCCATCATCTTCTTAGCAGGAGCCATTTTTTTAGGTGCTGCTGATGCTGGCATCATTCTCTTTTTTTGTAAACCATAAGCCATGATAAGTTTCCTTTATAAAAAGAACCCCCTCTTTATGGGAGGGGGAGTGTTACTAATAACAATTAAGGACCATTAGATCCAAATAAAGCGCGTGGATCAGACCATCCGAAGCTATAACGCTCGTAGCCTTTGGCTTTAACGTTCATAGTATCGAAGTCATTATCTTGATCAAACGTAACAGCCATACGCTCATAGTACTTCAAACCAGTACCACCAGGAATAGTGTTGCGGATAAACCAAGCATGTGGGCTTGTGAAGTAGTGATTCACTTTGAAACCACCAGGGATGTAGTTGCCAGATTTAATGACGTTGATGTCGTTATTGGCGTTACCTGGTTGGTACTCAGTTTGTAAAATGCGTTGAGCATTAAACACTTCTTGACGAGCAATGTGCAAGCTGTTTGGTTGAATAGCGACTAACAGACCACGGTCATTTGTAAAGCCCATGATTGCAATCACTGCATCTTCCAAAGAAGCCTCAGACAAGTCAACATCAACTGCTGGCTTGTTAGAGAATGTACCACCCGAAGTATTTGGGTGGGCAGTAGAGCACAAAGCTACACCATCACCACCTAAATATGTGCTGTTGAAAGCACGGTTGTACACGTTAGCAGCAATGTTTTCTTTCGTTTGACGGAAAGATAAAGCCAATGCAGCAGCACGTTTCTTGGATACTTGCTCATACAAGTTGTCATCCATTTCTTCCTTAGTCACGATATAACCCATTGCGTATGCAACGTGTGTATAGCGAGTTGTGAAGCCTTGGATCTCAGAGTCATAGGCAGTACCTTGACCTTCAGACTTAACTGGCACTAGACCGAAGCCAGACAATTGAACGTCTTCTTCGTAGTTCATAGTAGAAGTGTCCTTATCGAACAAGTCTACGTACTCTTCTGGGTGCTCGTTATAGGTTTGTCCCCACCAAGCCTTGATACCAGGCCATAGTGCTTTGGGATGCGATGCGGTTGTAATTACTCCAGCCATGATTTAATCTCCTTAATTAGACTGCAAGGTAGTTAACGACAGTGCCAGAAGCAGAGCCGATAGTACCGTATTCGTGGTAGTTAAATTTGCACAACACACGGACATAAGGACTAGCTGCGCTAGTTACTTCATTGTCACCACGTTGTACAGCACCTAACATGCGGATTGGCAGAGTAGCCGTAACTGCTGGTCCAGTGAGAACCATGTCAGAGAAAGGCACACCATTAGCCAAAGATGTTTGATTAGCAGCGGAGATGGTCACAGCAGCGTTCATAGAAAGCTGAGCTTGAGTAGCACCAGTGCTATCAAATTGAGCTTCGAACAAGACGAAAGGATCATCCACAACATAGACATAACGCACACTAGTACGAGTACCAGCAGCAATATATGCCTTCTCTAAAGACAAAGAGTTACCAACCAAGCTCACACCTGGATCAGCAACACGGATGCCCACAATAATGCCTAGAGGCAAAGCAGAAGTAGTAGTTGCACCACCCCATTTTTGGATATTGCGGATACCTGTAGAGTCTGAACCACTACGAGACATCACACAATCACCGATTGCATAGCTATTGGTAGTGTCAGCAGTAGGGATAGCATAGAGCCGACCCTGCTCATTCCACTTGCCACCTAGCAAGTTACCAACAGGACTAAACCCGTTGGCTTTATTTACGTTAGCCATTTAAGACTCCTTTAAAACGTTAGTTAAGTTTGATGCCGTCCCTAGGGGTATAGAACGATGGATTGTCTCCAGTGATCTTACCCTTACGAATAGCAGCGTCAATAAGATTGTTTTTAGCCTGAAGTTCGGTTTGATCTTCCTCATGCCATTCTTGCCGAATCTTCATTAGATAACCGTATTGCTCCGTACCTTCAGCACGGGGATTTACAAGATACCTAATTCTTTCTCCGAGGTCACCATTACGGCTAACCACATTCTCACTCACGCCTCCAACTTCATCTGGTCTTACAAACTCATAGCCATTATCCATAGCTGATTGTATGCGTCCACCTTTGTCTGTAAAGACATGTAGGTGATAACCATCTATCTGTTGTTGAACACTTATCTTAGCTTCCGTGCCGTTAAACACGTTACGTTTTTTACGAGTTGTACCGTTTAGTGCTGGTGTAGGAGCAGACTCTGCTGTCTTACGTTCTTCTATCTTAGCTACTAGGCGATCACGTTTTTCAAACTCATTTAGTGCGCGGGGCATATCAATTTCCTTTCAAGTTATTAAATCAATTCCAGTCAAAATCAGCTACATACTGTTCACGAGTCATAAGCTTTTGCTTAACAAACCGATCACATGCAGCTTTGGCTTCAGAGGGGAGATTGTCATAGGAGGGAGCATTGCTGCTGTTACCACGACCTGCTCTACCTGAACCAGATTCCACTCGACTAGATGGGCTTTTCTTTTCCCCAAACTTATTTGGAAACTCTTCTGCTAACACTTCATCAAGCTTATTTAAAAATGCCTGTCCTTTAAGCAAAGGGAACTCTAATCGAAGGCTTTCACCAATGCCGTTAACCATGCCAGTCATCCGTTTATCCTGACCAAACCAAGAGTTTTTATCCAACCACTGTTGTAGTCCTGGATCAATTTCTTGACTTGCTGGGGCAGCACTAATCGGTGTCTTGTCAGCATCTTTAACTGCTTGCTTAGCATCCTTGAGTTCATCTTTAGCTTGATCTAGGGCATCATCTAAAGCATTGACTTTCTGTCCGTCCCCATCGCTAATTGCTTGAGCACGGCTTTCTTTTATTGCTTGGATACGTAACTCATAGTCTTGAGCTTTACGTTCATAAGCATCTTTCTGGAATCTCTTAAACTCTTCTGCTGCTTCACGAAACTCTTTGAGCTGCTCTTTTGTAGAATTTAAGTCTTTGATGAGGTTCTCATTATTCTTACGCAGAATAGGAAGAATCTCTCGACCACGCTTTACAAATGTATCAGCATCAACCCAATCAGATTCGTTTCCACGAAACCTTTCTTTGGGAACCCACCCTTGAGATTCAGCCTCTTGGCGTACCTCTGGTGCTATTTCGTTACTAGTAACATTTTCTTCACTCATATCTTACTCCTATATTTTAAAGAATGTCAACTTATGTTTTAGCTAGGTAAGGATCAACCAGACTTACGTCAGCATCTAACGTACCTGTGATGTCCTTATCGTTAACCATTCGATATGCTTCTCCGTCTTTACCTAAGTACAACAAACCTGCATACTTAGCAAAGATTACTTTATCCCCAACCCCACACCAAGGTGCAGGTTCATCGGCATAACATTGATCGCCCATTGCAATAACAATCCCAGTGGTGTTACCCATCTGCTCTCGTTCTTTGGACTTCTCTGTTGTTAGGATAATCCCTCCTTTGGAGACTTCCTTTACTTCTTGGGGCTTGATAAGCACCCGCCAACCTACAGGGTTAATACCACTCTCATTGCTCATTTGTTTCTCTCTTTACTTCAAATAGATCTTCATACTCTAAGCTAAGGATAATTGCGATTGCTCGACATCTACCTTTAACCTCTTGCTCATCGTCAAACGCATTGTTGACAAGTCCTTCTTTCATAGTCTCACGGTCATCACTAAGCATCCTTAGCAGACGTTTAGTTACTGGATGATGTTTCCACTCATCAAAGTTATCGGAACTTACTATTTCCATTCTCTCTCCTTAAAAAACCTTACTGAGGTAGTTGTGGCATCTCCACATTGAACTGACCTAAATCTTCTTGACTACCTGCTACCATCTTGTCAAAGGCAACATTCATAGTCTTGATAGCATTCATAACACCTTCTCTACGTTCTCTTTGTAAACCAATTTGCATATTAATTTCCTGAATACGCATTCTTTCGCCTTCAGTAACAATACCAATCTTGATTTCTTCTACTTCTGCTTCTAGCTTTTGTATCTGTGCTTGATTTAGTTCTGCTTCACTCATTAGTTTGAGCAGAGCTATCTTCATAGTTAATTGATCAGAAGCTTGTTTAGCCTGTAGCTTCATCTGTTCTATCTGAACTTTTGGATTAGGTGGTGCTTGTATAGCATTAGGACCACTTGGATCAGGTAGCAACTTATCAATGTTAGTGACTCTCATTGCTTTGAGGAATGTGTACTCAGCTTCGTATCTGTTATACAAACCTGGGGTAGCAGCAACACGAGCAGCAATAGCAGATGCTTGGTTTATACGTTGTGCATCAGATGTGATGCTTGGATCAGAAGTAGGCATAACATCAGTTACTGGACCCTCGTAATCAGAAGCTAAGACCATACCAGTACCACTTGCACCAGATACGTATGGTGTATTTTCACTAACAAATATCTGATTTAAACGATACAGTTTACGGAACTCTTGTTTCAGACTACGGTGAGTACGTTTGAAGATACCGTTAAACACCTTCATTCCTTGCTCAGCCATAGTGCGAGTAGTCTCAGCAGGAGTATTCTGTCCAGGATTCTGTCCAGAAAGAATGTCTACAGAACCACCGATACGTTCACCATAGTTGATGAGTAGGTTGAGTAGCGTGAACATTACTTGAGAAGGCTCACGTACTGGCAATGGAACAATACCTTTACGCAAATCATCTCCAGTAGTATCTACATGCTTCCACTCCATCGGATTGAAGGTGTAGTTACCACCACGTAGCTTAATGCCACGACTAAGAAAACCACCAGCAGTGTTCGCCATCGTCCCAGCATCAACAAGCTGATTGATAATTGTATTGATAGACTCATTAAGAGGCCCAAGCAAAACTCCAAACCCAAGGTCATAGAAACCTCCATCTGGTGACGGGATGAATGGGTACTTAGTAAAGTATTGTTCTGCTTTGATACTGAGAACATCATTGCTCTCATTACGTTCAATATCGTTTTGTGTATATCTAGCAACGATACGAGCAACCTTCTTATTGTCTCTACGCACATACACAATGTATGGTTCAGCATATCCATCACCATCAAAATCTATATGGCAATGTTGTTCTAATATTTCAATGGGAGTGCTAGAGTCGTTTGGCTCAGGAGGTTGCAGACCTTGAGCTTTGTCTTGTAGTGTTTGTAATCCGTTGCCCATAGCAACAGATGAGTACTGTTGATTGCGACCTTCACTTACACCCTCTAACCACAATCCACGAGCAGTACGCTCATAGATTTCATTCTTACTCATTTGTAAAATATGAGTGATACGACTAGCTGTCTCTAAGCTTTTAGTCCAGTAGTTAACTACCAAGTCCTTAGCTAATACATTCTCAGAAATATTGTGTTTGCGTATTGGATCAAAGTAACTTTTCTTAAATGCACAACCAATGATAGGCTGTGTAATAAGAACTTTATCCATCTCTGATTCCCAATCTTCATCTTCTTCAAGAAGTTGGTAAGACATGTGTTGTTCTACACGACTAGCACGTAGAGTACGTAGTCCATCTTTATCTTCACCCACTACTCTGCACTTAACAGGTAGATCGTTATCTATCAGTACAGGATAACTACGAGCATGGTATTGCAGAGCAGCAATAGTGATGAGAGGAAACTTAACGTTACTAGCGTTAGCCCAAGGAAAGTTTTTGTTTTCAGTTACTTGTAGTGCAAGTTTTAAAGAAGCTTCAGTACGTTTTTCCCAAGAGCTTCTAGACATCAAGTCGTTATCAAAATCCCTAACAACTTGCATTCCAATTGTTTCAAGATCATCTTTGGATAAAAGATTAGCTATGTTTGGCTCGTATACAAGCTCATTAATATCAAACGTATTTTTTAAATTCATGTCAGTACCCACAGACTGTAGAACGCCCAGAGTCTACTACATTACTATCCCGAACAAAAGCCTCGTACTCTTCTTCCTCAAGCTCTTTCTCAGACGGAGCTTCCCACATCTTATCGAGCATTAACCCCAGGTATGCCCAAGCGTCAACCTGATCGTCATGTTTATCTCTAGGAAACTTAAGAAGCTGATCTTCAAAAGACTGATACCACTCAGCATCCTTATCGAATCTGCAAGCACCACTTCTCATACGAGCTTGGATACTTCTAGCACGGGTAAGTTTGTCACCACTAGGCTTGAGTAGAACAGTGTTGATGTACTCGCCCCGCTTAAGCATCTCCTCATTAAAGAAGGGTCCTAACGCTTTCTGAATGACACCTTGCTCAAATCCAAAGAGTACGGGCTTATATATTTTCTGGATCATAAAGATTGTATCTATGATCTCAAGACCATCCATACGTCCCTCTATGACATGTTTGCAGTACAGCTTACCCTCATCATCCATACCTCCAACTACAAAAGCTGAGTAGTCAGCCCTCTGAGACTGGGATACAGCTAAGTCGCAGGTAGCGTAGAACACTAGCTTTTTCTTCTGATCCTCTGGCTTCATAGGCACAAAGTCAGTCTTCTTAAAGAAGGTATCTGTTATGTCTAGGGGGACATTGAGCATCTCTTGAGAGTAGACATCAGCTAAACCTTGCCTTACATAGTCTTCTTTTTGAAGTCTAAACTCGGCAGCAGTCTTCATTTCAGGCCAAAGTAGAACCTTAAAGTCATCCGTATGAGCACGATATTTGACAGACTTCCAAGGTAAAACATTGAGAGAATATTCTTTTAAGTCCTCTCGTATAAGACTTTTAACTCCTCTATGGGAGTTGACAAGGGATGCTGGCATTAGATTCTCAAGCAAACTATCTAGGTGAAGGATAGTTCCAACAACCCTAATCTTGCCAGAAGAGGAGACACAGGGAATAAGAGCACCATAGAACCATCTCTTAAACTTCTGTCTCCTGTCCTTATTCATAACAATCTCATCGTTCTCCATGTCATCACCAATGATGAGATCTGGTCTAAGGTTCGCCCACTTGAGTCCACGGAGCTTTTGTTCTGAACCTTTGGCTTGGACACGGAAGGTATATCCATCTTCCATTTCGACAATAAGATCGTCTTCGGTATCTTTAGGGAATGAGGATACTGAGAATAGGGAGCGTAAGTCATCATTGTCGAGTAGTTCTTTTTTGATGTCCCCAAGGAATTGAACTGCTTGGGTAACTGTGTCACTAACGATAAGGACATAGCGAGATTCTCTGAATAAAACTGAAGCTAAGGTATAGGCATGGGTTACAGCCGTAGATTTAGCATGATAACGAGGAGCAGCTATGGCTACTTGCTTATTGTTACTAGTAACAAGCTCCCATATCTCTTTGTGGAACTGAGGGGTAGGGGCTGGTTTATCAAAGTTCTTTCTAAGAACAGAGTTAACAAACCCTTCCATAACTTCAGCGTTAAGTTTGCTCAATTACTCTTGCCTCTACATCTATAGTATTCTTTTTCATAGTAGCAAACCTAGCAAACTCCTCAGAAAGCTTTAATAAACGATCATCAATCGTTCTTTCTACTTCTTCCTTGATAGGATTTTCGTAAAGCTTCTGCTGTTTGGTCATTAACTCTGTAGAAATCTTCAAAGCTACGTGAGCTTTAACTGGAATACGGATAATCTCTCCAGTTTTCTGGTCAAACTGAGCGTCACCTAGGTCTAATCTGTCCTCTGTAGCCTTAAGAGCTTTGGTTATAACCCTTTTGAGGTTGGAATCCATCTGTTGTACGTCTTCAGACTGGAGTTGAAGGCTATATTCCTTAAACCAATCAGTTACTTTCCAGATCTTTAAGGTAGCTAGGGGTATACCCGTAACAACAGCTGTCTCAGCCATGTTACCAAGCATAAGATAGGTACTAACAGCTTGTAGTTTTTGGTTTTGAGTCCAATGAGACTTCTTATACCGCTTATCGTGAGATGTTTTTCTACGCATAACTGCCTATTATTTACGCATTTTAGCTAGGGTTTGTGCTAATTTTGCTTGTCTACCAACTTTCCCACCCTTTTTAACAGCAGCAGATATTTTGGGACCTGGTATCTTTGTACCTAGAGGTATACCAAGACTACGATGAAGACCACCTTTGTTCTTAGTAGCTTTAGCAATCCAGTTTTCTTTAGCCATTATCTAAACCCCGCAGTTTTCTTTGCAATACTCTTTGGCTGAGCAACGAATTGTTTACCAGCCGCCTTACCTTTACGCTTAGCTTTGGTTGTAGCTGCGTATTCAGCAGAAGTTAAAGAATTAATTGCCTTCTCAGGCAAGTATCTTTCTCCAGTTTTAGATGAGGGTTTACCCGACTTAGTGCGCCATTTCTGGTCACTCCAGTCTTTTAGGGATTTTTGAGGAGCTTTCAATCTTTGTATCCTCCACCTGCTGCCTTGTACTTCTTAGCAACAAGCTGAGCTTTACGAGCTGACCATTGTCCAGCTTTAGTTCCTTGGGTAGCAGCAGCTTTTACTTGGCTAACAATCTTCTTACGAAGACTAGGCTTTGTGTAGTTGCCAGCAGCATTGACAGTAGATTTAGATTTAGTTGCCATATATCAACACTTCCAAGCACGAAGGGCTTTATTGATTCTGCTGTTAGGATCTTTAGCTGTCTTAGCAGAGGTGAGTTTCTTCTTCATACCACCCATACGAGCACAGAAAGAATCTCTTCTAGAACCACCTTCAGGTTGAGGAGCTTTTAGACCTGGCTTACCAGGGTTAGCAGCATTGTAAGAAGCTCTACCTTTAGCATTCAATCCACCTGAAGGAGACTTACCTTCTTTACGTTGCCAAGCTGGACTCTTTCCACCAGTGCTCTTACCACTTGATTTTTTAGCTGTAGCCATAAGGCTCCTTTCTGCATTGGACTGCACTATATCATCCTATTTGTAGGAAGCCTACTCCCATGGAATATGTACATTGTCACGTATGTGACAACAAAGGATTGATTGAATACTTTCTATGGACTTGACAGCTATTTTGTAAAACAGGACACTGAGTGCTTCTTTCTTTTACTCTTTTCTTTCTTAGGTTCAGGTATATAACAGCTATATAGAAGGTTTGATGCGAGTTCTGTAAGAACGAGCATGTTTAGTTAACAACCCCCTCTTGTTTAAAAGACTACAGCAGCGTTATAAGTTGCCATAAGTAATAATATATAAAAATATATTTGCCCCTCCTACCCCTCTACTACCTACTAAACCTAGGCTAACCAGCATAACGAGTATCAACTGCTTAATTAATAGGCAGTATGCTTAAATATTAAGCAATATGCCTCTTTTATAGGCAATATGCCTCTTTATTGAGCAACCTTATACATCAACAACTTATCTACCCCCACAGTTGTTGTTCTAGTTCCTTTTCAAACCTACATAACAGCCATTGTTTGGTATAGGTTTGTAGGCTGGTTAGTGCCACTCGTGAGTCGAATGCGTTGAAGAATTGACTGTGTGACATTGTGATTCCTACTGCGTCCGCCCCGCAGTCTGTGGTTGGCCTTGGCTACTGCGTAGCATGCCCCACGCCAGAACCCGCTAAAGCGGAACCTGTCATGTGTCAAGCGTGGGGTAGTTGTGTGGTGTTCGCGGGTCGGACTGGGTTCCGTTGGCTCGGAAGTTTTCACCCCCTCTTTTGTGAGGGGGATGAAAACCCCCTCGCTTTATCAACGAAACAAAGGAAACAAAATGTCTCAAAGTAAATTCGATTTCAACGCTTTCAACAGTCTCGTAGAGCACAAACCAGCAGGTTTGCAGATCTATTTGGCACAGCAGTTACTCTCTAACGCTCTCTGGAGTATGGAGAAATACGACAATCCTCGTCAAAACGAGACACGTGACGCACTCAATGCTCTCAAGACATTGCGTACTCAACTCAAGGCTGATGCACTCGCTCGTGCTTAACCTTAAATCAAAGGTAGTAGTTCAATCTACTACCTTTTTTTTTGTTCACAACTCTTGGAGATCGCTATGCGTAATGACTATGACAAACACGATGTAACTCACATCTTTCAAGAAAAATGGGATGTTGTAGGTATATTGAAAGACCTGTTGGCATGTTTTGCTTTTGCAGCAGCTGTAACAGTCCCATTTGTAATCTACCTCTGGTAATCACATGATGTATCACGCTATACATTTTGATGGCAACGTTGTTGTCAGACCTATGACTGATGGGATCACTGATGCTGAATGGTTTCATGGATGCCGTTGTGTAGAGCACTCTCTCTCTCATTACAAATTGACCGAGGCTTTGAAAGACAGACTGGATGTTCTAACTAAAGAGCAGTGGTCTGAACTCATAAGCTCACTGGATGAGCCTGGCAATGTTCCTAATAACAAATTCATATCAACCCGTTATGTCGCTGATAAATGGGATGCAGATAGAACTATCTATTGAAAGGTAACCTATGAATGAACGCTATTTACCTATATGTACTCACTGCTATGCAGTGCGTGTTGAACCACAAAGAGCTAGAGCTTTGCGTCCAACATGTGCTTCTTGTGGTGAAGAGATTGCTAGACAAGTTAAGCACACTGTTGTTCCAATGAACAAGAGTAACTACATGCTTGTCACTGACCGTAGTCTATTGACCCAACTCAATCCTAAGAGAACTACACCATGACCAAGATGAAGAACTTTGAATCAGAGATACGTCAAGAGTTCATGCAATCAGACACCAAGTACTGTGTCTATTGCACTGAGCCTAAGAATGACAAGATGACTTGCTGTGAGGAGTATCACTTTGTTCCTTTCAGCAGTTTGTATCCACAAGACCAATCCATCCTTATCCAAGAACAACTGGATGAGTACAACAAATGGTCAGCTGCTCAATAACAACGCTCAGTCTGGCAAGCTGTGCGCCAACTACGTTGGCACTTGCTTGCTTAGCCTTCGCTTGGATAGATAAGCGGGACTTGCCGACTGCCCGCCTTGAGCGGGGGCAGATCGGCTTCGCCCTTTGTTTCATTCAATAGGAGTTAGCTATGAATTTAGATAAACAGTTAGATTTAGTTGATGAGATGCAATGGGAAGACAGTGGCAAGGTAGAGATGATCTCATTGGAAGATGCTGGTTTGGAAGAGCCAGCGTTAGTTGAAGAGACACACATACATGGTCATATGTTTCGTAACGGCATTCATGCTTACCTTGATTGGTTCTATGACGGGTCGATAGAGAATGACGATTACTAAGTACTGGGCGATAGAAACAAATGACTATGACGATGTACTGGTTGAGGTTATTATCCCCGACCCTTTTGCCAGTACTGAAGACACTCTAGTGTCCCAACTTACTCAACAAACTTTGGAGATAGACCATGCCTAACTGGTGTGAAAACAAAATGACTATTAAACATCAAGATCCCTTGATGGTTAAACGAGCACGAGATGCTTGGATGTCTGGACAATTCTTAAGTGAATTTATTCCTATTCCGAATGATCTAAAGATTGTTTCAGGTCGTGTTGGAGCTGATGACAATCCTGAACAAGTGTTACTAGTATCACAACAGGTCATAAACAAAGCTCAGCACGGATACATAGACTGGTATGCCTTTTCTACAAATGAGTGGGGTACTAAGTGGGACATTGGCTATCACAAAGATGAGGACAACGCTCCATACAACGAGAACCAAGCTGAGTTCACAGTTAGATACAACTCTGCTTGGTCACCACCAGAGGCTGCTTGTTTCAAACTAGTGGCTATGGGCTTTGACATTACAAACTACTACTACGAACCAGGTATGGGATTCTGTGGTGTGTTTGAGAATGGTACTGATACAACTTATAGCACTGGTCAAGCACCTGAAGAGATCCAAGAACAGTTTGGATTTGATGTTCCTGTTATTGAGTTAACTAGACAAGAACTTATTGACAAGCTGTTAAATGATGATGTTAGTAACTGGTCAAACATAGAAGATTTAAAAAACTATGTTGAACATACAGCTATGAATGGTGTAACTGGATATAAAGATATGACTGAAGATCAGCTCAAAGAAGAGTACATCAGTCGTGGGCTACATGAAGAAGAATAAGTTTACTTCTGTAGCAAGTTCTAACGAGCTTGCTATGGTGGCAATCTTGCCGTAACTGTGGAGAATCAAGTGGAAATAACTTCCTCCCCTCTGTATGCTGCTGCAACTGAATCGTTAGTTTCAGATGCTTCAGCTACTAGCACCTTTGAGAAGATGATACAGGTTGCGTATACGCATAGCACTGTAGACACCTTCACAAAGGAATTGAAAGACACTGAGAAGCTGATCAAAAAAGACTTTGAAATATCGTCTATGCCTGGACCTTGGCGATCTGCTAAATCAGTTATCCATACTGCTATGAAGCTCAGTATCAGCTTAGTTGATGATAACGGCAGCTATTGCGGTAAGACTTATCTTCAGAACAAGATCAAGGAAGCTAAACCTGACAAAGAAGAGGTCACTAACCAAGAGTACATTGATAAAGTTCTGAAGCTTCTCATGGAAATCCCAGGGCATCTTGATGCTAAGACTATCCATGCTGAAGTTAAGAAAATGTTGTTTGCCTAATGCTTACAAAAGCTATCGAAGTTCAGAAATACATTAGAGCTAGTGCAGGTAGGGCTGGTATATCTATAGTATTTGAAGACGCTAATGAGCCTAGGCATGATGGTAAGACCATCTATCTACCTAGGATTACTCATAAAACCACTGACTTAGAACTACAGCAGCTGATGGCATCTGTTGACCACGAGGTTGCACATGATCGCTTCAGCAGCTTTGAAGTTCTTAAGAATAAAGACCTTAATCCTAAAGGCATCTTGATGTTTGTATGGAACTTCATGGAAGATTCCCGTATCAATGTCATAGAAGCCAAGGAATATCAGGGTTTCAGAGAGAACTGGGATGACTGTAGTTCAATGCTGGTAGAACAAATCCTTGTTCGTGCTAGTAAGAATACATCAGCCATTGCAAAACTCACTGTAGCCTTGATGTGTTGGGAGTCTGATCTAACAGCAGCTAGTTTTCCAAAGATTGGACTTGCTGCATTATCAACAACTCCCAATAAAAAGGTAATGGATGTTCTTAATAACTTTTCTGATCGTCTTGTTCATTGTCATTCGATACTGGATAAAAAGATAGGCACTGAAGCTACATACAAACTAGCAGAAGACATCCTCAAAGAACTGGGTGATGCGTGTCCTAAAGAACTACCAATACCAACTAAACCCAAAGAAGGTAGCAGTGGTGAAGGCAAGATGGAAGGAACAACCACAGAGAAAGCAGATCAAGAAGGAACTGGTGAGGCTGCTGAAGCTAGTAAGTCTGATGGTGAAGGTGAAGTAGCACCAGCTACAGAGTACAAAGTCATAGACATTATTCTCACACCTGAAGAGATAGAAACATTCTCAATGTCAATGCCTGATGAAGGCTCAGAGATGAGCAAGACAGGTGTTAACTTTGCACCAACTGGTTCTAGAGGTGAGTGGGACATGACTGACTACTCAGAGTTTATTGTTGTTGATTACCCACGTAGAAAAGGTGAAGACAAATACTTTGAGGCTAGTAGTTACAGAAGAAATTTCTTGCAAGAGTATGAGAAACGGATAACTCCAAACCTTGTATCACAAGAGAACTTTGCACAGCAGGTACGTAGACTCATTCAGATCAGAGCTAAGTCACAGACTCAGTACGGTGTTAAGAAAGGAAAACTAGATCAGTCTCGACTGTCTCGTATTTGTTTCAATGCACCAGGTTTCAATGAACGTGTGTTTAAGAACAAGATAGATAACAAGACACTGGATGCTGCTATCACAGTATTGGTAGACATGTCTGGTTCAATGGGTGGAGACAAAGTGCTAAACGCTTTGGCTTCTACATTGCTTGTTAATGAAGTTTGTTCAACACTCAACATACCTCTTGAGATACTTGGCTTCACTGATGCTAGTGCAGGATTCTCAGAACCTAAACCATTGATGTTTGTATACAAAGGCTTCAATGATCTAAGGGTAAACGATGATAGCCTTAAAGAATATTTCGCTCTCAGTAGTGGGTTTATGGTTGGTAACCCCGATGGTGAGAATATCTTGTGGGCTTATGATCGTTTGAACAAGCGCAAAGAGAAGAAGAAGCTATTGATTGTGATGTCTGATGGTTCTCCAGCAGCATCTAAGTCATCAAGTGGCCTAGAACAGTTCACAGAGAAAGTAATCAAAGAGATAGAAGCATCGAAGTCTGTTGACATATACGGATTAGGTTTGTGTAGTGATGCAGTCACGTACTACTACAAAGCTAACAGTGTTGTCAGAGAACCAAATGAAATACCAAGCAAGTTGATTGAGTTAATAGAAAGGAAAATTCTTAAATGACACCATTAAAAGCGTCACCGAAGGTGGAAGACCTTGTTAAGAAAGCTTTGAAAGAAGCTCTTGACAAACGTAAGCCACCGAAGTGGAAAGTAATAGAAACATCAACAGAAGATGTTTCACATGAAACAATCACAGAATGTGACACAGTAAAAGAACTCATGGCAGGATCACCTACAACAGGTCTTAAACCTAATCAAGTCTACCTCTCTGAGGTTATCGGTCAGCCAGTTGACCACGATTTTGGAATCACTGTATTCCAAGAATCTGATTGGGATGAGCGTATAGCTGCATTTGTTCCTAGTATCAATTCAACCTATGTCATTGATCCAAAACTTGCATCTGACATTCTTCAAGCATGGGAGTTAAATGAGAAAGTACTTTGCTACGGTCCTACAGGCGCTGGTAAATCTAGTCTTATTGAGCAGTTGTGTGCTCGTACTTATCGTCCTTTTGTTCGGGTTAATTGCACTGGGGATATGGATTCCTCAATGATCTTTGGTCAGCTAACAGCTAAGGATGGTTCAACAATCTGGGTAGATGGTGCAGCAACAGAAGCAGTCAAGTATGGTGCTGTCTTTGCATGGGATGAGTGGGATGTAACTCCTCCAGAGATCTCAATGGGTCTACAGTGGCTCTTAGAGGACGATGGCAAGCTTTTCTTGAAGGAGATGCCAGGTAGTACCAAGGACAAGCAGATCATTCCTCACAAGGACTTTAGGCTTGTTGCTATTGGTAACACACAAGGTCAAGGTGATGACACAGGTGCTCATGCAGGTACTAACGTACAGAACTCAGCAACTCTTGATAGGTTTGGTACAGCAGTATTCGTTGACTATCTACCAGCAGCAGTGGAAGAGAAGATCATTACAACCAAGTTCCCAACAACAGTCACTGGTAAAGCAGCTAAGGAACTTGTCAAATTAGCAAATCTTATCCGTCAGGGATATAAATCAGGTCAATTCAGTTTGACTGTTTCACCACGTACCTTGTTTGGTATCTGTAGAAAAGTAAGTGTCGGTGCTACTCTTAAGTCAGCATTCACACTTGTATACCTCAACAAATTGAACGACACGCAACGTAAAGTTGCTGGCGAGCTTTTTGCTAAGGTATATGGAACCTCCGAAAACTAAAACATAAAACCACATAGTCTTCCTGTAATGGGAAGGCTATCTATTTTGTGCTTTAAAGAAATAAATGATTGATAAAAAACTAATCCTAGCAAATGCTCCTAATAACATGGGACAGCAGATCCATGTGAACCACACTGGATGCTCAGCTGGTGATGACACTAAGCGTAGGTTGTATATTAAGCGTACAGAGAAAGGATTGGTGGCGTATTGCCACCATTGCACGGAGTCTGGCTTTGCTTCAGACGGACTATCCCAAGACAGATTGTCTACCTGGGTGAACAAGAAAGCAACAACAACTACAGCAGCCACAAAGCCGCGTCTAGCGGCACTCAGTACCGAAGGTACGGTGTGGCTACGCAGCAACTTCTGCAACGCAGAAGACAGCAACTTCAACGGCATAGAAGGGGAAAGGCACAAAGTAGCCTTGACCCTCTACAACCCAGAGCAGCAGCCGATAGGCTGGCAGATACGCAATCTCAAAGCAGAACCAAAGTACATCACGTATTACACCAACAGCAACTCCAAAGGAGATGCAAGCTGGTTTCATAGCAGCGGTAAAACGTTGGTGCTTTGTGAAGATTACCTCAGTGCATACAGAGTACACAAGAACACAAAGCTCAGCTCTGTAGCGTTACTAAGAACATCTATCTCGGATAGAACACTAGCTCAAATCTATGAGCTTGAGTTCGACACAGTATGTATTTGGCTAGATCCAGATGAAGCAGGAATGGAGGGAACAACTAAAGCATTTAAGAAACTACAACACTTCTTACCAACTGAAACCAAACTAGCTATGTTTGGTATAGATAAAGAACCAAAAGAATGCACACCAGCAGAGCTTGTGAGTATACTAATTTAAAGGAAGTAGATGAAAGATATACCAGCATTTCCAATAGGTCTTGAGGCTTTTGGTGAAGACAAAACAGGCATGACCTTGCGTGATTACTTTGCGGCTAAGGCTATGCAAGGTTTCATGGGTAGTTCATGGAACGTCAAAAGTTTTGAAGACATGGCAAGCAAAGCCTATCAACTAGCAGACGCAATGATGAAAGCGAGAACAGATGGACTATGACGTTCTATACCTTTGCGCTAAGAGCAAAGAGAACCTCTCAAAGTACAGGCGGTACATCAAGCCGCATGTAGTTATGAAAGAAACCAACACCATCCTTGACGGGATGGACAAGTACTACAAAACATTTCCCTCAGTTACAGAGTTTGCTTGGGACTCATTCACTGCATTCCTAATAGCAGATCAGAGTAAGCGTCTTACAGACGATTCCATTGTGAAGCTACGCATGATGCTTACTAAAGCAAGAGCGTTTGTTCCACACCATGCACATGAAGAAGTTGTCAAAACTCTCATTGAGCTAGACTACTTGGCTTTGATCATGGAGGAATGCGAGAAAGTCAAAGAAGGCTCTAGTGACTTGGAGCATGTACACATACTAGCAACCAACGCACTCAAAGATGTAGAAAGGTACATAGAAAAAGATGAGTTATTTGTATCTGCTGACTTGTCTGCTATTGCTGACAGGATCACTAGCTCTGGTTATGAGTGGAGACTGGATGCACTCAATCGTTCTCTTGGGCCTCTACGTATTGGGAATTTTGTTATTGTCGCTGCTCGTGTAGAGGTAGGTAAGACTACATTCCTAGCGAGTGAGGTGAGCTACCTAGCACAGCAGTTACCGAAGGACAGACCAGTTGTGTGGGTCAACAACGAAGAGGAATCATCAGTTGTATTCTTTAGGATTGTTCAAGCAGCACTAGGGATAGAAAGCAAAACAATCATTGCTGACTCCAAGAAAGCAATGGTTGACTACGCAGCATTGATGGGTGGCAACAAAGACAAGATCCGTGTTACTAAGGACATGAACAACATGCGTGATCTAGAGACACTGTTCAGAGAAGTTAACCCAGGACTAATCATCTTTGACCAACTCGACAAGGTTGATGGCTTCAAGTCAGATGAGCGTGAGGATCTTAAGCTAGGCAAGATATACAAGTGGGCAAGAGAACTTGCAAGATCGTATGGTCCAGTTATTGCAGCATCACAATTGTCTGCGTCAGCAGTAGAAATGAAAGACCCACCATTCATAGGCTTGGATGCACTGCGTGGCTCCAAGACTGACAAACCAGGTGAAGCAGACGTAGTGATAACAATTGGCAAGTACAAAGAACCACAGAGTCCCGAAGAAGAAATGATACGTACCATCAATGTTCCTAAGAACAAACTACCAGGAGGAGGAGGCAAACAAGTCGAGTCAGATAGACACGGACAATTTCTAGTAACCATCGATCCCATCAGGGCTAGATACGAGTAACACCTTTAAGAAAGCTTTTGGAAAACCATGACCAAAACATTTATAGCTATTGACGTTGAGACAACGCTCAATGGCAATGATGACGTAGGACTAGCTCATCCTATGCACCCAGACAACAGAGCTATAGCCTTTGGACTATGTGGCAGCAGTGATGTAACCAATACATTCACTACGTATGACCAAGATAAGTTTGAGTACTTACTACGAGTACAAAGACCAGATGCTTTTATCTGTGGACACAACTTATCTTTTGATTTGATGTATCTCTACAAGACTAGCACTGACCTACAGTATGAACTACAAAGACGTAAGATTTGGGATACACAGTTAGCAGAGTACATCTTAAGTGCTCAGCAAACTAAGTTCTCAAGTCTTGATGAATTGTCAGTCAAGTATGGCTTACCTACCAAAGATGATGGAGTCAAGAAATACTTTCAGGCTGGTCTTGGCTCTGACAAGATTCCACCTGAAGAACTAATCCCATACCTAGAGCAAGATGTACAGAACACTGTACAGATTGCAATGGTGCAATACAAACGAGCGATAGAACAAGATCAGCTACCACTCATACTCTCTCAGATGGAAGCACTCCATGCAACAACAGAGATGCAGTTCAATGGTTTGCACATTGACAAAGCAAACCTTGATGAGTACACAGTAGAAGTTGTCAACATGTATGTTGAATGCAAACTTGACTTGGAAGAGTTGTCTGTCAAACACGCAATCGAAGACATCAACAGTCCTAAACAATGGTCACAGTTTTTCTTTGGAGGTAAGAAGAAGATACGTGTGAAAGAAGAAGTTGGTCTATACAAGAATGGTAAGACTAAGTACAAGCTCATGGATAAAACCATAGATGTAAAGCCATTCATTAGGTATACACCAGACCCAGACAAAGTGTCTGCTAAGACAGGACAGATCTCAGTAGATGACTCTGTATTGAATGACATGCTCAAGCATACGTTTGATCCAGAAGCCATCAAGATCGTTGAGAAACTACTGGAGTATCGTGAGCTATCAAAGCAGCTCTCAACCTATGTACAAGGGCTTAGCAAGCACGTTATAGGCGACTTCATACATGGTAAGTTGAATCACACAGCAACTGTCACAGGTCGCTTGTCATCAACCAATCCTAATTTACAAAACATTAGCAACAACCCTATCAAACAAATCTTTAATTCAAGGTTTAATGATGGTGTGATTGTTGAGGTTGACTTCAACCAACTAGAAGTTGTAGCTCTAGCACATGTTACTAGAGACAAACAACTCATCAAGGATATATCAGGTGGCATTGATATACACAGTGCTTTGTACGAAGGTATGTTTGGTAGACCACCAACAAAGGAGGAACGTAAACCATTCAAGGCAAGAACATTTCAACTGATCTATGGTGCTGGTGCTAAAGCCATTGCTAAACAAGCAGGATGCAGCTTTGAAGAAGCTAAGAAGTTTGTAGATGTGTTCTACACACGCTATCCAGACGTAGCAACATGGCACACTAAGTTTGCAGAAGAGGTAGAAAGCAAGTCTACCTACGAACTAGATGATGATGGGTTTCGAGAGAAAGTAAAAACGTTTGTTTTAAACACTGAGACAGGACGTAAGTTTTTGTTTAAGGAATATTTCAACGACAGTAGTTGGTCTACAAGAACCTACAATTTCAGTCCAACTGAATTGAAGAACTACCCAATCCAAGGTCTAGCAACTGGCGATATTGTCCCAATGATGTTGGGAGTTATCTTCAGATGTATAGAAGGCAGAGATAACGTGAAGATGGTTAACACTGTTCACGACTCTATTATGTTTGATGTCCAAGGTGATGCTGCGGATGGTTTTATAAGGGAGGTAACAGGAATACTCAAAGACACGCACAAATACTTTGAGGAAAGATTTAAAGTGCCGTTGGCTCTGAAGCTCAATGCAGGAGCATCAATCGGTAAAAATTGGTTTGATATGAAAGAGTTATAAAATGACAATGATGACAGGCATCGTAGAGGCTATCTCTACAAAAGACGTAAACACCAAGTACGGCAATAAACCTACTTTCTCTTTAAAAATTAATGGCACATGGCTTAGATGTGGCTTTAAGAACCCTAACGCAAGTGTGGGAGATGAGGTAGAGTTTGATGGCAACACAAGTCCTTATGGTCTTGAAACCAAAGAAGTAAACGTTCTCCGTAAAGGAGCTGGAACACCAGCACCAGCTGCTACTAGTAACACTGCAACCGCAGTGCCTAGAACAACAGGTAGCGGGTATGCAGCTAAAGTGTTTCCAATCCCTCCTCTACATGGAGATCGTGCAATTGTTCGTCAGAACGCACTAGCTCGTGCTACTGATATGTACATTGCTGCTCGTGGTGGCAAGCCTTTTGAGTTAGAAGGAAGCAATCTGGACTTTGTTATTTCTCTTGCACGTAAGTTCGAAGCTTACACAGCAGGTGATTTAGACTTAGCAGAAGCTGAAGCAGAATCTGCCGTTGAGTGATCTTAGGGGGCGTAGCAATACGCTCCCATTTTTTTTAGAAAGATATAAATGAGAGCACTAATTGACGGAGATATTGTTGTCTATCGTGGAGCAGCATCAGCTAATGAAGATGAGCAATGGATAGCTCAAGCAAGAGCTGACCAAATGATTCAAGACATCTTGGCTGACACAGGAGCTACGTCTTACAGCGTTTACCTAACAGGTGGTGGTAACTTCCGTAGGGAGATAGCACCCAGCTACAAAGCTAACAGACCAGACGAGCGACCAACACACTGGGAAGCAGTACGACAGTTCCTAGTAACACAGCACAAAGCAATCGTCTGTAACGGCTACGAAGCAGATGATGAGATGGGCATACAACAGGACAAAGAAGCTGGAACAACAGTTATCTGTAGCATAGACAAAGATTTATTACAGATCCCAGGTAAGCATTACAACTTTGTAAAGAAAGTCTTTCAAGAGGTAACTCCAGATCAAGGCTTAAAGTTCTTGTACATGCAAAGTCTTGTAGGAGATCGTAGTGACAACATCATTGGCGTAGCTGGCATTGGTCCAGTAAAGGCAGAGCGAGCACTAGACGAGCTGTTGCCTGAAGAGTGGTACGACAAGTGCCGTGAACTCTATAGCGATGATGAACGCTTTCACCTCAACATGAAACTGCTATACATATGGCAGAAACCCAACGACAGTTGGGAACCACCAATCACACAGGAACAACATGATTAAAGACGTAAACATGCAGCACATGACTATGCGAGAGTATGTAGCTGTAGCAATGCTCTCAGAGCTAGGCAGCAAAGATGCTGTCTTAAAAATGATTAGTGAGGGAGAGATAACCTCAGTTAATGTCATAGAGACTTCCTTTGCATGGGCAGATAACTTTATGAAGGTACGTGAAGAGAGGCTCAATGCCAAGACCTAAACGACATAACCCATCGGGGTATCGCAGTGGCTTAGAGTCTAGATTTCAAGCGGCATGTGAAGCAAAAGGGTGGAAGCTAGGGTACGAACAAGACAAGATCAAGTACGTTATCCCATCAAGCAACCACACCTATACACCTGACTTCACTGTTACTAATAACGTCTACATAGAAACCAAAGGTCTATGGACTGGATCAGACAGAAAGAAGGCTGTGCTCATCAAGCAGCAGCACCCAGAGATCACTATCCTTTACGTGCTACAGCGCAACCAAGGACTGTCTAAAAAGAGTAGCACCACCTACCTAGACTGGGCAGCTAAAAATGAACTAAATGCTTGTCTGTTCTCAGACACAGCACATTGGCAAGATTACATAATAAGGAACTTATGATTGAACTAACTGTATTAGAGGCTACGTTGATAGTATTGAACCTAGGCTTAGCTTACTTCAACTTCCAACTAACTAACGATTTGAAAAAACACAATACTGCTATGGCAGTGATGCTGTATGGTATCCACAAGGGCAAGCTAAAGATTGTGGGTTTTGAAGATGGATTTAGAGTGGAGGCAATATGAAAATCTCACTAGAAGAAGTAAATAAAAACAAAGAAATAATCAATGAGGTTAAAACTCGTTGGCAAAAGCATGAGAAGAACATGAACATAAAGTCTCCTCTTGAGTACTTAGATGAAATCAAATCAACTACTGAAGCTTCTTTTGAAATAGGTACTTTCCCTAGTAATAGTGCTTTTGATAGAGAGACATACAAAACTGGAGATGGTGACACCATGCAAGCTGCTAGACCAGGAGCTATGGATCACAAGAAGTACAAATCAAAAATCACATGATTTATATTGGAGACACAAATGAAATACGATCCAGACAATTCAGAACACACAGAACTAAGAGCTAGAACTTTCTATGAAAATAGATCTCGTGCAGTACTAAGAGCACACCCAAATTGTAGTGACCCTGACCACCCAGGTTGCAACCTATGTGAGGAAGACGAAGATGATGACATTCAAAGCTATGCCGATGATCAAGATGACATCCAACAGTATAAATAACGTTACTAAGAACATCTTTTATGCTCTAGTGGAATCACTCCGTGCTCCAACTGCTGAAGAAATGGCTATAAAAGAACTAGAAGGTGCAAAGCGTGAGCTTCTCAATATGCTTACCGCCCAAGACTACTCCAAGAGAATGGTGGAATACCACCTTGACAGGATCAAACGACTAACAACCTACCTAGCAAAGGCAAATAGTAATGAAGGAATCTAGGCACGACAAAATAAGAGTGTTGCTTTTAAACTCCAGTGATGGGTTAACAACTTCTCAGATAGCTCAGCAGCTAGGCTCTACCTACAAGAGTATCCAGAAGACTATGAATAACATCTATGGTGTCTACATAGATCGCTGGGATGTACCCAGGCGTGGTCAGTTTGCAGCTGTATGGATGTGTGTTGAAGTACCTGATGATGTTCCACACCCTACAGACAGGTACTTACCCAAGCCAACAACTTTGTGGCAGAACAACTCACCTTATAAGAAGCTCCAATGAAGAAACAAGAGATGATTACCCTGCTACGTAGTGCAGGAGTAGACGAGAATGCTGTCACCTTGGCGACTAATGCTTGGGAAATGGGAGCTGAGTGGCAGAAAGAAGAGTGTTGTCTAGTCTTAGATGACCTACATGCTAGAGACAAACTAAGCAACTACTACAAAGTAGCAGCTAATATCATACGGGCGATGCCATGAGACAAGCATTAGAACTGGCGCTTGAGGCGTTGGAAGATTACGTTGAAGAATATGGGCCGCATGAAAAAGATAGTGGAGCCGCATACGCCATCACCGCCATCAAAGAAGCCTTGGCACAACCAGAGCAAGAGCCTGTGGCGTATTTGTGTGAAAACGCAGTAGGTCACAAGTATTTCCGATGGAAGAAACCATCAAGCGCATATAAGCCTGTTGCTCTCTACACCATACCACCACCCTGCCCAACGTGCGAGGCGCTGGCAAGAACGGTGATGATGGATCAGACAGGGAGAGACGCATGAGGCCAGATTACTGCCCAATTGGAAACGAGCCTTGTCAATCTTTGTGCGATGAACCATGTTCAACAACTCCAAAGCGCAAGCCTCTGACAGATAAACAGATTTTGGCCGATGAAACTTTGCGTTATTACTTTGGACTCAATGGCGGCGCTGGCCCTGTATCAAAACAAGGCAGAAAAATAGTCAACGCAATTGAAGCCTTCCACAACATTAAGGAAATAGAGAAATGAACGAGAACGAAATTGGCTTGGATTACACGCCTGATTGGAAAGAAGAATACCAAAAGGCTGTGGATTTGCATTGCCTCACACTTGACGAACTGCGTGAAGGAAACGACGTGAGCGAAATCAAAACCGAAATTAAACAAAACCCTGACGGCAGTTTCACAATTAATGACGGACACTCAACGGCTGACGTTGTTCGTTGGCTGTTGACGCAAGATAGCAAAGAGACAGTCTTGTACTTGTTAGGTGCTGCACCACAGCGCACATGGGTTGGACTGACGGATGAGGAAATTGCAGATTGCGCTGAAAAAATGGAAGCATCAGACCCGACCGATAGTTTTTGGCGTGAATTTTTCAGAGGCATTGAAGCCAAACTCAAGGAGAAGAACACATGACACGACACATAGGTATATCAGTGCCACATAGACTTGTTACTAGTACCATTGAAGAGGAAGAAGCCTTCAATGACATAGAACGAATGTCTAGGATCAAACAAGAGATCATCCGTAACCCATCTAAAGAAGCTCAACTGATAGCTGAAGTAGCCATACTAACTGAAGCAGTTAGAGTTCTAGCAGCCAGGGTTAAGGAACTAGAGTCTAAGTAATGGATGTCTTACTAACTCTCTTTGTTCTACTAGGCATAGGTATTTGTGTAGGCATAATAATTTTTACTGCCATCTACCTCATTAATCTAGAAGACTGACAAAGCTAATTGAACGTGTTTGATTCGGTCATCTAGACCGATAGTTCCACCATTGATTATCTTGGTACATTTAATGTAGTCAAGGGCATCCGCTGGAGCATTGAGGTTGTGGGTAGACCAAAACCATCCACCTGTGAGAGCAGCATACTGGGGAGTAGAAACAAGATCAGGGTTAGCAACAAAGTCCATACCCAACGCTTTACCAGCGTGAAAGTACCCACTATGCCCAGTGAGCTGAATAATTCCGCGACCACGGAAACGAAAACCGTCACCAGAATTTTCGTCACGGTTACCCATGCGAGAAGAATAGACCATATTTGCGATCTTCTTAGGATTTCCCGCATACTCATTGGCTTTCTCCATAGTAGGAAACCGCTTAGGCCACAGTCTCATTAGCGTAGCAGCCTTGTAGTTAAGGTTCTCTTCTAGCAATCTAAAGTTACCACACTCATGGGAGCACTGTCCTATGAACATAGCCTTCTGGTTATTAGTAACAATGTTAAACCTCTGAAAGGTTTCATTGAGAGCATCAACCCATTGAGGACCGATACCCAATCTATGTAGTTGTTCAGCGTTGACCATTTACAGTCTCCATTACTTTGTTGTAGGCTGCGATACAGGCGTTGAGTTGTTGGGTGTTCCTGTCCCCTTGACTGGCGATGGCTGCAATAGCTTCAAGAGTCTGTCTGTCAGATTCGCTTCCCTGGGTGTCCCCACTTCCGCTGGAAGGGGTGGCACTTGGACTGTTTTGTACGCAACTTGTGGAGGCTTGGAGGCGCAAGCTACCAGAGCGAATAAGCTTAGTAATATCAGTTTGTTTCTGAGTAATGGCATTGTTAGCCTCCTGAAGTTTGTTTGATTGGTCATTAATCTGCTTGGTTAACTCTTGTTCTTTAGTACGAGCCTCTTCATTCTTAGCAGCAATCTCAGACTGCATCTCTTGGTCACGTTCAGCCCAACCCTTATGGTGTCCATAGCCATAGAACCCACCAAGAGCAAACATAACAGCTAGTATGACCCAAGGATTAATCATGTCTCACCCCTAGCAGCAGCTCTCTCATGTGCAATCTCTTCCTTAGAAGGATCAATAAAGTCTGGAGCTGTTGTAGGAGGAGGAGGTGCTCTCCACTCTTCATCAAGAGGAGGGTTAACCCATACAGGTAAAGCACTAGAGTTACTAGTAACAGGAGTAGGAGTCACAGGTGCAGGAGTAATAACTGGAGGAGAGATCTTGTCAGCAACAGCTTGTACACCCTTGCGAGACATCACACCACCAATGCCACCAACAATGAGCAGCACAATATCGTTCAACATCTTGGCAAATGCTTGATCAATTGGAGCCATGCTCTTGATAGGCTGGACTACAAAAGCTAAGCTATACAGCATAAAAATAACTATGCCAGCAAGGATAAGAGTAACAAGCAGGACTACAGAAGCCCAGACTCGTACTTCAATTTCCTCTTGCGTCAGAAGCCGATTGGGATGGAACTTGGGTAGGTTGGACAATTTGTTTCTCCAGTACAGGTGCTACAAGGTAATCAGGACAATCTTGGGTAAATAAACAATCAGGACGTTGGCATCTCTTAGCAGAGAAGTTCTTTGGATCTTGACAATAATACCTATAGTGGTCATCACAACCAACTAAAAGCATCAGCACCAATAAATACTTCATTTGGATTCTTTCAGTTCTTGTTTCAACTTACGTAATTCTTTCATCTCTTTTTTCAGTTGTGCTTTCATATAGAGTGTCTCTACATAAGCCATTGATGTTGCACCTACGATAATACAGAGCATTACTCCAATTAAAACCCACCAGATAAGTTTTGCAGTTGCCACATTAGCCATCCAAAAATCGTAGATATAAACACAATAGCAACCCCTCCACTTACTAACTCAATGACAAATATTTCTTGTTGTTCTTGTTCCCA